GGTCGATACGTCTCAAACGCTCCTGTGTCCTTCAGCAGAACGAAACGGGGTGCAGCGTGACTTGCGAATGCGGTGACTGCTGGGATCTGCCCGGCTCAATTGTGACCCACAAGCTGACAGGCTGGAAGGGCATCATCATTGGCGATCGAGACGGCTGCATGTACCTCACTGTGCGGTTCTGGATACCAGATACCGGGCTTGGGACAATCGAAGTTTCGCGCTTCGAAGTTGAACCACCGGCCAATGATGGCGACGGCGGTGGCGGCCCTGAGGTCGGAACAGAAGAAGACAATGTCATTCCGGTCGATTTCACCAAGGGCGTGAAGCTGACCAAAAAAACCAAAACACGAGGAGTAGCTTGATGGGTAAATTTAAAGCTGGATTTAAGGTTAGAAGCCTGGTGACGCAGATCGACGTTCGCGCAGGCGAACTGTACGAGGTAAAAACCGTCGAGAATGGCGGTGTTTGGGTTATCGACGGTGTTGGCGACGAGTTCTATTTGACGTCAGATGAGTTTGAAATTCTGCCTTTTGCGGCGCAAACGTTTAAGGTCGGCGACCGGGTGCGTTTGACTATTGATGAAGGCGAGGGCCGTAATAGCGGTTCCATCGGTGTCATCGAGGAAATCAAGAATAATTATGCGCGCGTATTGTTCGACGCGCCTTTTGGTGGATGGGGAACAACAGGGCGCAATTGGCACGCACAATTATCCGACCTTGTAGCCGCTCCCCTCAAAATCGAAGCAGGCAAATACTACCGTACGCGTGACGGCCGTAAGGTTGGGCCTATGATGGCACGAAATAATGATTCATATGCATTTGCTGCTGATATAGCCGGTGATATCGGGATCCGCATCTTCCAGAAAGACGGTGTTCACGGATCACGCTGGATAGGCAATGAGCCAAATCTCGACCTCATCGCCGAATGGCTCGACGAGCCTGTCAAAGCAGCTGCACCGGTCCAGTTTACGATGCGAAACTTTAAGCTCACATTTGAGCCCGTCGCAAAACCCGCCATCGTCGCGCTGATCGAAAACGGCCAGCCAAAGCCGTCCACGCTGCCGTTCGTTCACGCCAATGAAACGTTGGCCGCAAAGGAAGCCGCGCGTCTAGCAGGTGTCCACAAGGGCCAGGAATTCGGCGTGTATGTGCTGACGCAGAAGGTGAGTGAGCCTGCACCATCCTATAAGCACGAATGGCAACGCTTCGCTGCAAAGGGTGAGAAGCTTTCAGCGATCAAAGAGCTGCGATCTGTGACTGGTCTCGGGCTCAAGTCGGCAAAGGACGCCGTCGACCACTGGATCGCTCACGACGAGCCTTACTCGCGCATCGCCGCCTAACCAGTAAATCCCACCGATAAACCAACCAGCCCCGCTGCAATCGCGGCGGGGAATGAGGAGGTATTATGCACAATAGACCGAATGCATTACAGCGGGTCCTGAGCCGTGAATATGGTGAAGACCGACTTCTAGGAATGCCAGCACGCTATCAGATGCACCATGATCGTCGATTGAATGAGATGGCGCAGATGACTGGCGGCCGTGGGTTTCGCACCCCTTCGAAGGAAGTTCGACGCTTCGCTGACGGCACCACTCGTGGCGAGCGTAAGTGCAAGCGCCGTGAAACAGCCAATGCGGTTATTCGTGCAGCGCACGAAGCAGCGTGGGCCCGCACTGCGTATGAGGCCAGCCTATGACGGCGCCGTGGAGCAACCAGCCCTTCAAAGACTACGTCGTCGAGGACGACCGCATCTTGTCCAGCGAAACGACGCTCGGCCTTGGTGACCGCTTCGTCATGGGGCTGGCAGTTGTCGCAGCCTTAGCACTGGCCATCGGCTTTTACTCATGGGTGCTGTCGTGAACGTCGTCACTCCAGCCGGTAATGGCACCGGGAAGATTGCACGTTCGCTGGCTCTGACCGGTTTTACGCTCGGTCTCTTGCTGATCGTGGCAGGATTCATTTTCTGGAACGCCGTGCTGCCTTTCTACGGCCTGCTTTATTTGTGGGGTGGCCAATGATCTACCCACGGTTTCCCACGCTGGCAACTTCTGCGCCAGTCTGGCTGATCGGCTCACTCATCCTGCTGACCATGATGATCGTCATTCAACTTACCCACTAACCACACACGAGGAGTTAATTATGGCTATTGATTTCAGCCAATTGAGACGCGCCGAAGATCCATATCCGCCTATTTTCATTATCTATGGGGGCGAGGGGCTAGGAAAAACTAGCTTTGCAGGAGAGTGGCCAAACCCGTTCTACGTGCGAACTGGTGCGAATGAGCGACCTCCTGTTGGTGTTGATATGATGTCGTTCGGATTGACTGAAACGTATTCTGAGTTTCTTGATCAGATTGACTGGATGCTCGAGGCAGATCATGACCGATTAACCTTCGTTCTTGATACTGTTGATAGCCTCGAGGCTCTAGTAATCGACGAAGCGTGCGCGCGACATGGTTGGCAAACAATCAGCGATGGCAAGTTTGCTGAGCCGAAGAATGCTACGGCAGAAATCTGGCGTGAAGTGATCAAGAAGCTCACAGAACTAAAGACGGCTGGCTACGCAGTTGTGTTGATAGCTCATGTGACAACCAAAACCGACCCTGGTGTTACAACCGATAGCTACCCTCGTTATCGCCTTAATCTGAGAATGCAGGATGACGCTAATTCGTTAGCCCATGCTGCTGATATCGTTGGGTTTATTCATCAACGGGTTTCGATCCAAAAAGAGGCGGGAGGCTTTCACAAGGATAACGTCAAAAAACGAGGCGAGGGAAGTGGGGAGCGGCTAATTGGTATCGAAGAGCGTCCCGGCTTTATCGCTAAAAATCGACATAAGCTGACGGGTGCATTGCCGTATAAAGCCGGGCAAGGATATGCAGTTTTCCAGCCCCATATTATTGAGCCGTATGGCCGCGTAGTTCAAGGTGCAGACGCAGAGCAAGAAGCTGCTTAACCGTGCTCCATGACAACGATAACGCGCTTCCGCGCACGCGTGCGGAAGCTAAGAAAATCGGTGCGAAGCACTACTTCACCGGGCTTCCCTGTAAGCGTGGACATATCGCCGAGAGATCGACGAAAGATGCGATCTGTCAAGAATGCAATAGAGAGCGGTCGCGTGAATTTGCACGAGAATACCCCGAAATAAAGAAGAAAAGAGATCATGAATACTATTGGTCGGACCCTGAAGCTCGCAGGGAAACAGCGCGTATTTATGCCGCAGCCAATGCAGAAACAGCGCGAATACGTGCAGCTGAATGGCGGATAGCAAATCCGGAGCGCGCTGCGCACAATGATAGAGTTAAACGAGCAAGAAAGCGTGGCGCAGAGGGTAGTCATACTCTGAAAGAGATTGCAGATCTTCTCAAAAAACAGAACTACCGATGCATTTATTGCGACGCGTCAATCAGAAAGAAGAAAAACCGTCATGTCGATCATATCATGCCACTCAAGTTGGGCGGATCGAATGACATAATCAACATACAATTACTTTGCCCGACTTGTAACATGTCAAAGAAGGCGAGCCATCCGGTAGACTATGCTCGTCGCATAGGACGACTTATCTAACCACACCACCAACACGAGGAACTAACACATGGCGAGACTTGGAACGGCGTTTGACGCAACCCAACACGACACGACGCAGTCGGACTATTCCGAACTGCCGAACGGCACATACAAGATGGAAATCGAGGCGGCCGACGTGGTGCCGACTTCGACCGGCAGCGGCACCATTCTGAAAACAACGCTGAAGGTGCTCGAGCCCGCTGAATATGCTGATCGCAAGCTGTTCAACAACTACAACATTGAGAACAAGAACCCGACCGCTCAGGAAATTGGTCAAAGGCAATTTGCCAGCCTTTGCCGCGCGCTCGAAATGTCTTCGGTAGAAGACACCGACGATCTGCTCTTTAAGTCGTTCACGGTGCGAGTAGCCCTCGGCAAGCCTTCAAAGGACGGCCAGTATCCGGCGCGTGCCGAGATCAAGAAATACTTCTTCCCTGACGAAAACAACGTGCCTGAGCCGAGCATTGACGCTCAACAGCCTGCGGCGGCAGCGCAGCGACCAGCCAATGACCACCGACCTGCAGCGGCAAACA